CGTGTAGCTTCTTTTCAACCCTACATTGAAAGCGCAGCTTCTCCATGTGAACTTCTCCTTAAATTCTCGATGGGATGGAGATTGTATTGCTCCACCCAAAATGTCGGCTGATCTTGCCTTCTCCATGGCTTGCTTTTGGCAATCGATACTGGCAACCATCCTCGGATTTCATAATTAGGTGATTTGCCCGTTACCAATATGGCGATGTCAGTGTTTCTGTCGTTGTCGTAAATGATCATCGCGCCATTGGCATATTTCGTCCATTTGACTTCAAATTTAGACCCGACATCAGCTTCATCTTTGAATGTGTTGATAGTCGGCTCAAAATCTTTGTATCCCAAATACCGAGCAACAACAATTTCAGCGCATATTGATTCGGCCATTTGGCAGACATAATCAAAGAATGACAAGTCCCTTGTATAATTGCATTTGGCATCTGGCTTGCCATTGATCGCTTTGATGCGCTCTGTCGCACAATATAAAGCTTTGAGCATGTCCTCATAGGACACTTTCATCTTCATTTGCAATGTTCACAAAGCCAAATAAGTGTCAATCCATCGCTGGCCGTGTATCGACCCAAAGATTCATTTTGCCATGTCTCGCAGCCGTCGCACATCTCGATTGTTGGTGGATTCCATTCCGTCGTGATTTTGCCATCCATTTCGATCTTTGTGCGCTTACCGGATGGATGTATAAATTCAATTGATCCCATTACCATTGCACCTTCCACTTGCCTTCAGCTGTCAATGTGTACCAAATTGGATTGCATTGATTGGCCTTCAATTTTTCAGTGCACACATAACCGTGATATGCTTTACCCGTCTTGGATGTGCCTTCTTTCAGTAGCATATGACCATGTTTGCACAATGGAGCTTCTTCAATCAGCTCACCACCAAGCTGTGCAGCAATCTCAGCGATCGATGTCTCAGCTGTAGCAAATCCTTCTTCGGCAAATGGCTTTGAAATTGCCGAGGTAACTGTATCTTCGACAAACCATCGTTTCATGCTGGGATTGTAAGATTCAACGCGTCCGAAAGCGTAATCAATTGCGCTGGGCTTTTCATCTTCATATTCACGAAAGATCCGGCACTCAATCAAGATATATCCGGCCTGTGCATTGAAATCGACGATCGATGTCTCAACGCGATTTGTGGGAAAAGTGCTGTGCAGCCTTTTGATGCGAGCTGCGACATCTTCGTATCCATCAAGAAATCCGGCCATTATTTGACCGCCTTATTTTTGCCCATTGCCAAGCCGATTGATCGGCCATGATGGTATCCGACTGATTTGCCGTCCCTGTACCCCATTGAATACAAGACCGTTGAAATGGCTAATTGGGCAAGTACCCCAAAGCCAATGATTTGTTCAATTGACATTTATTGCTCCCGATTCAGACAGCTACTGAGCTTCACCGCCTAGCAATAGGGTGACGCTAAAGACTGACATCGTCAAGATTTGGCCATTTATCGGCGTGTCACACGCTTGTACGGTAGCTCTTCAGCTTCATCAATGTGATCGTCTATCGATCGACCAAGATCATTTGTGAGATCGTCCATAGACTTTTCCATTAACCATGAATGAGCCATCCTTCTCGATGTACACAAGCTCCACATGTACATGCGATCCTTCGACATACATGATGGCGAATCCCGATTGCCAATTTGCATAGCCCTTGACATAGCTTGCTTTGGACATATCCATGAGATTGCCGACTTCCACGCCATGCAGAATGCGGCCTTTCTTGCCGCCCATTGCTTCAGTAAATGATGATCTGCCCATCCGGTGCGTGTGACCCGAAATCACATTTCGGCCATAGCGGCGTGCAGCTTCCAAAGCCGACAGGCCGCCTTGTGATTTGATTGGCGTCTGATCTCCATGCACAGCGATCCAATTTGGAGCAATGGCGTACGGCTTGGAATGGTAAGTGATCCCGAGCTCATCAAGTCTCAGGCAATGACAAAAATGATGGAATTTTGTGCATAATTTGGTTGTACAAGCGATCACTGTGATTTGATCGCACCATGTGGCTCACTTGTAAATCGTGAAGAATCTGAAAAGTCTCATCGCGATCTTTTCCAAGAGTCTGTTCGTATTGCTCTGGCGTATTTTCCGCAAATCGGCTGAGTGTGTTGAAATCAATCTCATCGCCAATCGTGACGACTTCATCTGGCTTGAATGATCTGACAAATGCAATTAGTGATGCAATCGCTTTGCGATCGTGAAATGGTACTTGCATGTCGGACACGATCACGATTTTTTTCATTAATCCTCATCGTCGTCATCATAGGGTATTGGATCCATGTGATCAGGGATGGATGGCAAAATCCAAGCTGGATATGAATCCTGATCAGTAATAATTGCTAGGCAAATGTCCACTGCAAAGCCTGCTCGGCGTAGGGCTCTGTACATTTCGTGCAGGCTAATAGCCCATGCGTCTAACTCTGAATAAGTATCCAGATCAATGACTTTTTTTCTTGCCATGACACTATTTTCCAGCCCCGAGCATGTCCAAAATAGTATCGACACGAGCTTCAAGCCGTGTTATTTGATCCTTCATCGATGAGCCGCTATTTGGTCGCAATTCATTCAAGTAATGTTTAACTAAGAATCGGAGCATGGCAAACAATCCTGCCAAGCCTGTGACGACCGCTCCGATAACAGCTGTTAAATCTTGAATGGTCATTTGTCTTTATTTATGCCAAAACTTGCATCGTTCGGATTGAGCCAGCGCAGGATGACCGGAGCCACAGCCGCAAGACCAGCCATTGAAAGTGTCTTTGGATCAGTGATCCCTGCAAGGTACAAAGCCAAGACTGCGGCCAAGAATGATCGACCCCAGCTTGCAAGCAATGATTTCATTTGATCCATTTTTTCTTCTCCTTTGGCTTTGTTGTTTTCTTTACAGCTTCGACTTGGATTACCGGATAATCGCCTTTGTAAGGGACATATTTTGGAATCCCAAATCCAACGATGTCGCGCTTGAGTGAGCGTTGCTTGACCATGACCATGCCACCATTGCGCTGATCGCCAGTGCCGGATGTGTTGCCTTCGATCAATGTGACTGTGTCATTGCCATGTTTAAATCCGACCACAATTCCGACATGACTTATTCGATCGACGCCGTCGTGTGGGAAATCCATGAAGGCCAAAGCCCCAAGTGTCGGCATAAAAGACCATCGTGAGATTTCTTTAAATTTGTGAGCACCGACAGCTGTGCTGACAACTGAATGATTCTTGACGCCAGCTTGTGCAAGTACCCAATTGCAAAATGATCCGCACCACGGCAAACCATTGGCTTTTGTAAATTCGCCAAATTTTGTAATGTTGTCCGGTGTCTCGACATAGCCAATCTCAGCCATGGCGATCTCGATTGCGTGTGGAGCTGAGCCGACTGGATAAGTCATGCGACCGCTGATCCTCGATGAGCTGCAACAATTTCAGCGGCTTTTGCTTGATCTTTTGCGGCAATGTCCAAATATAGATCGCCTGATCCGTCAATAAATGGAGCCTTGATACCTGAAGAATCGGCTGTCACCTTGACGCCAGCTGTTGTCAGCTCATCAATAAGAATTGCACCATCAAGGGTTTTTGGTTTTGTAAATTTGATCATGTTCTACGCTCCTTGGTAGGTTACTGATAAGAAGGTGTCATTATCAGTTGAATTTGTCAGAGTTAAATTGCCGCCTGTGTTTTGATAGACAGCCATTTCAATGTAATCGGCCGCGGCAAGACTTAGAATGTAGCTGAGATTGTTTTGAATATCGACTGTGTTGCTAGCGTTATTGTTCATCTGACTAATTTGCACAGCTGTGCCATTCTTCAAAATTCTCAACTGTCGAAAACCTGTTAAATTTGGCGCGAATGAGGATTGAGCCACAACTAGATATTTTCCGCCCTTGCCAGTTGGAATTGTTATTCTTGAGTTATTTGTAGCATTGTCGTGAAATCCATTAGAATCAAAATTTTCAGCGGCAAAAGGAACTGTCGTGACAGTTGCATTGCTTATGGTCTGATTTGCTGTGCCGTAGACGAAACAACCTACGAAGGTTGGAGTCGCACCCGGAGCAACCCAAGTAAAATCCATGTCAGTATTTGATGCCTTGGATAAGACTTGACCAGTCGTGCCGCCTTCAAGATCCATCATCGATGTGTCGATTGATTGGCCAAGTGTTCGGATTGCAGCTGCGCCATCTTTCACAAGGCTAGTGTCATCCGGTGTTACCCAGCCAAAATTGGTTGTCGTTGCCATATTTTCTCCTTATGCCACAACCGTGGCTTGATTCCATGTAAGTGTATTTGACAAAGTATTCCAAGTCTCGGAGACACTCACGCCATTCCATCGAACGGCTTGCAAACTGTAAGCCGTAGGCGAGACAGTCAGAGTGATTGCCAGTCCATTGTACGACGCGCTAAATGTCCAGCCTTCAACAAAGCCTTGAAATCGGCCGTCTCCGATATTGGCAGGCAAGTCTGTGATGTCGATGGGCAAGCCCATGAATGCATTAAGCAAGGCATCGCGATCGCTGTCATCAATCTCTGGATTGCCCAGCGGAAAAGTAATTGAGCGAAATTGCGCTTCGGGAAATGCTCGGATGCCTAAGTAGAAACTGGCCTGAGCTGTGGCGTCGGCTGTGTGCTCCAAAGTGGTTAAAATTTCCTGCGCCTGATAGCCAAAGAGCGCAATCGATGATGCACTTTCGGCCGATACCTTTTGATTGTTTTTGTATTGGATCGTGACAGCATTTCGGATGTCGCCAGATTTTAGCGATGTTTTGATGCCAGCCGCCAGAGCTGTGTTGCCTGAGACGCTTGTGTACCCATAAGTCGTCAAATAAGTGTTGCGATGAGTGCTGTCCGCGTAACAAATTCGGCCTTGATTGTCTTCATACAAATAGCCCAGACCTGAATTGGCCAAAGCTGCGACCAATGAATACACATCAGTGACATCCGATGATCTAGCTGTCAGCTCATAATCACCTGGCTGATCAATTTCGCCAAGTCCAGAATTTTCAGCATTTGCCCATGTAATTGTCGGATCGTATGCAGCCCATGTTTCAGCGGCTGGCACTTCATTCCATGTGTTAAATAACAAATCCGACAAAATCGTGTAAATCTGATCGCCATCAAAGTCTTTTGCAAGTACGCCATTGGTCAGTGACTTCGGAAGCTTTGACAGAGCACCAAGTGCGATTATCCTCATATTCTGCACAAGGCCGCCAGTGCCGGATGACTTGACTTCTAAATCAATATCGGTGACATAGCCGCCAAAGACATTGACATCAACGCCAGCTGAATCCTTGACCTTGATATTGACTTGAGCATTGATATCAATTGACACTGGCGTGTCATCAAAATTTAAGATGGTAAAGCTGGCATAGCCGGCAGTGGCTTGGCTGTAAATATCTGTGCGACCAGATGTGATTGTCACATCAGCCAAAGTCAGATTTGTATATGAGACGCCACCGACAGTCAGCGTCCAATCAGGCGTCCAGATACTCATGACTGAAAGTTTAACGATCCAAGTGTGCCGCGACTGAAAGATCGATTGAGCACATCGACGATGGTGCGAGCTGTACCTTCGGCATCGATTGCGCCATTGACTGTAAGATTTATTGTGGAGCCACCACCGCCACCGCCGCCATTTGGGATGATCGTGCCGGATGTATTTGGGACGAATAATTCTGGGCCACG